TTATTGAATTTTGTAACGATCTTAAAAATCATGACGTTATTAGCAAAGAATATACGCAATCAGATTTTGAAAGAATTGCGTATATATTTTTAAACGAAGGTGATGATCCTGAAAATATAGAATATTAATATTATGGAACAGTGTAATCATGGAGGGGTTAAAGCATGGTGTCCGGTTTGTAAATCAATGCCAACTCTAAAACATAAAAAGAAAACAATAAAATTTCCTGAATGGGATGAAATTGAAATGAAACCAAAATCAAAAATGCCTAATTGTCCTATTTGCGGAGAAGACGAATTAAGTATGATAAATAAAGACTTGGTAGTATGCAATAATTGTAATTTTAAACAAATAAAATTTAACATGGACATCGAAACTAAAAATCAAATTATTCTTGACAAGATTTTTAATCTTGGGTTTATTACAGTTAGTTGTACTGATGAAACCCAAGTAAATGAATTAAAGACTAAGGCAATTAGTTTAATAGAGGCATATCAGTCAGATAAAATATATTGTCCTAACTGTAAACTTCACGCCCTTGAAACAACTAAAAAGGGATACATTCATTGCACCCATTGCAATACATACTTTGAATCAACTAAATAAATTAAATCATGGAAAAACAAACTATTTTCGTTATTGTATCTAATGATACAGACTTACCTACTCATGCAGTAGATAAAGAGAGTGAAGCCATTGAGTTTTGCACCAATGAACAAAACTCAGAGTCAAGTTGGCTAACAATTCCTTTCTATAAATATATGACAGCCAATGAATTTGCAACACCATAAGAATTAATGAAAAAAGGTTTTGAAAGCCTGTCTAAAACTAGAGAATTGTTTGGTGAAGCTTTTAAAGCTTATAATACCAGAAGTGATTTTAAAAAAGCTGATCCAGAAAATGCAGCAAATGTAAAAGCTTCAATTCACTATTTGTCGGCTGCTTATGATGAAGTAAGCGCAATTTGGGAAAATGACATTAACGTTTAACATTTTAAAAATGAAAAATTTACTATTAATTTTAGCAGTTTTATTATCGGTTAACTGCATCGCTCAAAACCGATTTACAAAAATAGTTGCTAGTGCCGATAGTGCATTTCATGAGCAATATAAGATTGCCGCAATTAAAGCAGCAAATAAAACAGATTCAATCTTAGGAATAAAAAAGCATCCATATTTTTATAGCTGTATTTGGGAGTGCTACTATTGTGATTATAAAAAGACTATCATCACAGATGGTGAAATTCTTAATATATTCATGGATGGATACATGGCTGGTCAACAATCATTTTACTACAATAAGGATTTCAACTATGAATTACTGGAATTAAAGCTTAAAAAGATTAAGCGAGAATTAAATATAAAAAATTGATTGAATTTAGTTCACCTTTGAGAGTATATGAACTAAAAAAACTAAAATATGAAATACCCTAACATCAAATTAGCTAAACTTTCTCATTTTGAAATTGCAAAGGCGTTCGGATTTAAGAATGTTAAATCATTCAGATGTAGTTCTGCTCACAAGAGATATATGGCCGGACTGGATGAATGTTTGAGGCTTGGAGATAAAAATAAACTAATCACTAAAAACTAAAAGCTATGGCAAAACCGATTTTATTTGCAAAAATACCAGGTGAAATTTTTCAGAGTTATGATAGTTTCAGGGAAATTGAAGAACATCTTAGATTAGCTACTAACAATGAATATCACATATTATTGACCCGTATTGATAAATATAGAGATATTGAAATTCAAGTGTTCTATGAAAAAGACTTTACGGAAGTCAATTATGAAGAATTAAAGAGATCATTAATGAATCATTCAAATACCTGAAGACGTGGAAATAATCAATCTAACAATCGAACAAGTTTTAAAATTAGACATTGAGAATAAAAATGTTCTGATAATCGGATGCCCGGCTTCGGGTAAAACGTGGCTAAGTAATCAATTTAAATCAAATCATACCATCATTCACACTGATGATTATATGCAATTTGGTTACGAACAAAGCATGTACGAAGTATTGAATTACATCATAAAGTCTGAAACAAACACACTAGTCGAAGGAGTGCAAGGATACCGCCTATTGAGAAAAGGTATTCAGCTAGGTAATTACCATCCTGACATCGTTATTCAATTGATTATTTCAGAAGAAAGGATGATCAATACTTATTCCAGTGAACGCGATGAAAAGAAAATCAAGTATCTGAAAGGGTTTAATCGGATGTACGATAAAATTATTAGTGATTATTTTGAACTCGAAAACCCAAATCAACCAATTTGGATTAATGTAGAAAACGAATATTAATCTTAAAATTAGAAATAACATGGAAGAAACATTTGAATTTACAAAAAGTGATCTTATCGAGGCATTTATGAAATGGAATAAATCAATCATTGATTATCCTGAAAATGTTGATAATATATTAACAATAATAGACTATGATTATTGTGTTGCTCGGGCTGATTGTCTACTTGGCTTCTTAAAAAATAATTTGTAGAACTCTGTGGTATTCTCTTACTATTCCCGTCTTTATGGCGGGTTTAATTTTTAACTTAAAATATTATAAAATGGTGACAAACTCACAAAAGAAGGTAATAAAAAGAGTAATCATAAAGCCTTCAAAAATGGTATTGGCAGATAATCACGACGACTTAGAACGAATAAGGAAAGAGCTTGCAGCAACTCTTAAAATTCAAACTTCTGATATTACGTTTTATTTTTCTGAAGTTGATAAAGGATTAAAATAATTACTATATTTGAACTTATTTTTTCATAAGATTTAGGTTTAGGTTAGTTATCAGGGAGTCACTCGGCTCCCTTTTTTTATGCTCAAAAACATGTTGTGTATGTCAAAACTAAACTTTATATTTGTTCATTCATTAATGTCTAATCATTTAAGTTATTATCATGAAAAAAGTAATTTTGTTTTTAATGTGTGCAATGTTAACCATGTTTTTAACGGTTATACCCGCACAAACAAAAGCCGTAGTTGGTTCAGATATGGGTATCCCCGTATGTTACAACCTACAAAACACCACTATTGATGTACCTGCCGTAATCCTATTTGCGCCACTGGCAGAATGGGGGCTATTGTACATGCATAGATTAGAAGTAAATTATAATTTAACTGCCACTGAAAAGCCAATTCCGGTATTTGGAAAAATTAAAATTGAGCATTATGATCCTGGTTGGCAAAGCACTGTTTTAATTTCAAAGAACAAAAATATATAAAGTATAATCCCGGGATTCCACCGGCCAATAAAATGAAAGCCTACTTAAATCAGTAGGCTTTTTTCATGTTAAAAAAATAATATGTGTTTTATAACACTGTTTTAAAACATTTTTTTACATTTGTGAAACAAATTTAGTTAAAGAATGTTTGAAAGTACGTTTAGATCACTATCTCAATTCTTTGCAAAACAGGGAGGAATAAACAGAAGCGCAATTAACGCCCATAATTATCAATACCTAGTTGATAAACCTGCTTGGATTTCGCTTTCAAATGCTCACGAATACAGAAAAGCAGTCGCTGAAAATCCGGTTTTATACGGATGTATTGACATTTTGGCAAGTGCAGCAACTAACGGGAAAAAATACTTAGTAGATTTAAGCGGAAATACTATTCCTTGGACATCTGGGAAAACAGGAGTTAAACAAGCCCGAAAGCTGTTTGTTGAAAGACCAAACCCTCTACAATCAGTAAAAGAGTTTAACTATGAACGGACCTATATGTTCTTTACGTATGGCAATAATTACGTTTATTTAAATAATCCACTTGAATCTTTTGGCACTGATATAACCAATGTTCAGACAATGATAAGCCTACCTAGTGAGTGGGTAACTGTCCATCAAACAGGTAGAATATATGATCAAATAGACATTCAGGGAATAATTGAAAAGTACAGTCTAGTAAATTATAACCCTGCAAAGGAATTTTTATCTAAAAACATTATCCATTTCAACGATATCAATATCTCTGAAATTGGTAATTCAATAATCGGATCTTCACGAATTGAAAATCTTAAATGGCCGATTCAGAATACTCAATTAGCTTTCGAGGCTATGAATGTTATTTTGAAATCAAGAGGTATGCAGGGCATTATTTCTGCAAACAATAAAGATGCTCAAGGCACACAGATAACAATGTCACCAACGGCAAGAACCGAATTGGACGCTACATTTAAGACTGAATATGGATTAAGACGTGACCAAAATCAATTCCTTATCAGTTATTCAGATATTACCTACACGAAGACTATTATGAACTCCGAAGAACTTGGAATTTATAAAGAGTTTTCAAATAATGCCATGATTATTTCAAATGGGTTTAAAGTACCTCCGGAGTTGTACAAGACCTATATGGAGGGTGCAACATTTGAGAATCAGGTACAGGCTGAAAGAAGATTATATCAAAATGCAGTTATTCCAATGGTCGAAAACGAGGATCAATATTATACTGAGCGTTTAAAAATGCGTGATTATGGCTTTGAATTAAAAACTGATTGGTCACATGTAGGATGTCTTCAGGAAGCTTTTAAGGAAAAAGCAACTGCACTATTTATGGTTAGTCGTGCCTATGATATGGCATATAAATCTAATGTAGTAACTAAAAACGATTATCTTAAATCATTGGATCAGGAACCAATTCAAGACGGTGATAAATACTTTTATGAATATCCAGAAAATGCAGTTCAGCCAAAAGTACAACCAGTTTCAGAACCAGTAAATACACCAATATCATGAAAATAGGTCGAATTAAAATATCAGATAGTTTTTTTATTGAACATAGGTCGTTTGATTTATTGCCTATTTTTTCAAAGTTTATTCCAATTTTCATTGAGATAAAACCGATGGATAGATATTATATTTATTTGGGAATTTGTGATGAGTTTGAAGACATTACTGAAGAGCAAGAGTATCCTTTTTATGATGCTACGGTCAAAACAAATGAAGACAAATCAATTGAAGTTAATTTTAAAAAGCTATGAAAAATCAATTGACAAAAGAAGAAGTAAAAAAGATAAAAGCTTTAAAAAAGCTGAATTTAGATAGTAAAGAACTCAAAAAGCAAAAGAAATGAACGGCAAATTAGTTACCAAAGACGTAAATACATCCATTGAAGATGTAACAGATGAAGGAATTGTGACTATTTATGTCAATAAGTTTAATAATGTTGATTCAGCTGGCGAAATTTCAGACCCTAAAAGCTTTAATAAGACTATTGCTGATGGGATACAAAGAATTAAACACCTGAAAGACCACGATAAATATAAGCTTTTAGGACTTCCGATTGAAATAAAACCAGACTCTTTTGGTTTATTGGTCCGTTCTGCCATGAATTTAAAAAAGGATTTAGCTCAAGATGTATTTGAAGACTATAAATTTTTTGCCGGATATAAAAGAACACTTGAGCACTCAATAGGAACTATTATTGTAAAACAGATTCAAGAAGGTAATTATTTAAGAAATCTTGAATATGCCCTATTTGAATATTCTACGCTTTCTTTTTTGGGTGCAAATCCAGAAACCCCGCTTATGAGTTTCAAAAATGATACAGCCTTTCAGCAAATACAACTATTGAGTCAAATGTTGAAAGGAAACTACACAGATGAACGATTCAAAACAATTGAAAATAGTATCAATTTAATAAAGAAAAGTATGGAATCACAAATGATAGTAGAATGCCCGTGTTGTGGCTTAGTATTCGACTATTGCAGTGTTGAAGAGCGAACAGTTGAAACAATCGTAAATGAAGCAGTAGTAAACTACACACGTTGGACTATTGAAGATACTGTACAGCAGGAAATGAACAAACTAAGACCTGACATCCAGAATCAGGTTATGGAAATGGTTCAATCAACCAAAAGCCTCGATTTAGGTGGGATGTATAACCATGTCCGATGTCCTAAATGTTATTCAATTGTAACAAACAAATCACTCGTAAACAAAGAGCCGGTAATGATTACCACTCAATGCAATGAGCCGATAACAACTAAAAAAATAAATTTCAAACAATTAACAAACAATTTTAAAATCTCGTAAAAAATGACTGAGGAAGAATTATTACTTGAAAAAGTAAACGCAGAAGCCACTGCCGCTGTGACAAAGTTCACAGAACAGTATAAAGACATCGCTATTAAATCGGCTGCCGGTAAAATGAGTAAAATAGAAGTTGACGCTGAACTTGCAAAACTGGAAACTAAATCGCAAGAGTTCACTAATCAACAGTTGTCAAAAGTCAACGAAGAATTGATCCGAGTATCTAGTGAATTGAAAGCAATGAAAGAAACACCAAAGGTTTCAATCAACAAAAAGTCTGGTTTTGGAACCGTACTTCGTGACTCTTTGCAAAAAGATGGATTGATCGAAGAAATTGTAATTGATCCAATTTCAAACAAGAAAGCTATCACAGTTAAAAACTGGGAACGTGCCGATTTGAAAATTCAGACCAAGGCCGCAATTGACATGACAAGTGCATTGACACTGTTGCCAGGTGCAACCCCTGGAACTGCTATTGGTTATTTGACCGATTATAGCAAAATGCAGGATGTACAAATCAACCTTAACAAAGACCAACACGTTGTAACTTTCATGCCTACTGACCCTATTACTGGTGAGTATATGGGTGTTCTGGTTGAGTATGCTTATTGGGATGGTGCAGCAGTTACCGCTCAGGGTGATGCTCCGGCAAAATCAAGCTTGAAATTCAAAACAGTTGAATACAAGGTTTTGGATTATGCCGCTATTATCCGCGTTCATAAAAATATGCTTAAAGACATTCCACGTCTTGAAAGCAAATTGAATCGTATTGTTCCTGATTCTGTATTAGGTGCTTTGGATACCGCTGTATTCTCAACAACCGGAGACAACTCAGCAACCGCTTGGGGGATGTATTATGCAGGTAATTATGTCGCTTTCAGTGCCACTGATTTAGGAACAGTGAAAAATGCTAACGTAATCAATTTGATTGGTAAAATGGTCTTACAGGCTGAAATTGCCAATCAGGATGTAAATACTGTGATCCTTCATCCTTCGTTACTTAATACCATTCGCCAGGAAAAAGACGAACTCGGAAATTCAGTAACAGACCGTAATGTTGTTTTTAATAACATGGGTCAAGTTGTTTCAATTTGGGGACTGAATGTAAAACTGAATAAAAAACAGTTGGTAAATCGCGTAACTGTTATGTGGAATCAGGCTTGTGAAATCGGAATACTTGAAGATATTTCGTTTGAAATCGGAACCGATGGTGATGATTTTTCAAAAGGATTCAGAACTATTCGTTTTACT